GTGTTGGAAATCAAAACGATGAGCCGTGAATGGGGTGGCGAACTGCCAGACTATTGGCGCATCCAAGGCATCCAGCAAGCCATCTGCGCCGACGTAGACCTCATCACGTGGGCTGTGTTCGACTCAACAATGGTTCTCTTCATCCATGAACAGAAGATATCTGACGAAGAAAAGCAGGAGCATTGTGACGCTGTAGCGAAATGGCTTACATCCATAGACCTTGGCATCACCCCAGATGGTGTGCATTGGTCGTATGAAACGATTAGCACCCGTTACCAGAAGCCGACAGGCACATCTGTGGAACTGCCACCAACAGCATCAGAACTGGTAGAGCAACTGAAACACGTTAAGAAAGAATTGAAAGCGTACACAGAAATGGAAGACAGATTGAAAGCAGAACTGTGCGACATGATAGGTGCAAACGAATACGCCACAGTGAACGGCACAATCATCGCCACATGGAAAGGCAGAACATGGGCAAGCCTAGACATCAAAACGTTGAAAGCGTTAGAGCCAGCGATAGCAGAAAAATACAGTAAGAAAGTAACTAACAGAACACTTCTCTTGAAAGGGGAACGAGTATGAAACTAGAAGATATCCTCACCAAATATGCGGTACCAGACCCATCAATCGTAGGGAAACTACCGCGAGGTGGCATCCAACTTGACTTCGTAGGTCACGCAGAAATCAACCGCATCCTCATCGACATCGACCCGATGTGGTCATGGGAACCATGCGGATGGGATAACGGCAGACCAGCCATCCATGAAGCGAACGGCATGGCAGTCATGTGGGGCAAACTTACAATCCTTGACAAAACAATGTTGGGTGTCGGCTCGGTGCGTTCAGATAAACCTGACCTTGATAAAGAACTCATCGGCGATTTCCTACGCAACGCATCTATGCGCTTTGGTATCTGTTTGTCACTCTGGTCTAAATCAGAATGGGATGACAAGTCAGCAGTAGCGGGGAAGCCACACGCAGGCAAGGCTGTGGCTTCCACCGTGACTGACGACACGCAACCACTAACCAAAACACAGGTCAAACAGTTCGTTGATGCCTGCGAAAAAGCAGGGCTAACACCTAACGCAGTCGCACAAAAAGCGGGACTGGATTGGGCTGGACAAATCCTACAAAAAGACTTATCAACATTACGTACAGCGTTCACAGAAATGAAAGGCGTAACCAATGGCTAACTATCGGACAGTAGACCCGACAGGTAAAACCCGTTCAACAGCCATAGTTGCTTTGCGTTTAACAACAGACCAAATGGAAACAATCAAACAACTATGCAAGAAACGTGACGTCAGCAGAAGCCTTCTGTTCCGCCAACTATTAGCAGAGGAGTCGGCTCGTGTCAAAGGAACGCGCTAAAGGAACCAGTTTCGAAACGTTCATCGTGAACTATCTCATCCAGTTCTATCCTCATGTGGAACGGCGAACGTTACACGGGATAAACGACAAAGGTGATATCGCTGGCACAGACCCGCGACTTGTTTGGGAATGCAAAAACCAAAAGGTTCTCAACTTCTCAACATGGTTACACGAAGCACAAGTTGAACGTGACAACGCTAACGCCGAACTAGGAATAGTTGTGGCTAAGCGTCGCAGTTACGGCAACCCAGCAGACCAGTATGCGGTCTTAAGACTTGAAGACTTGATGACCATTTTAAAGAAAGCAGGTTACTGATGGAAGACATAGCACGCGAACTGTACGAATGTTTAATGGAACGTATCTATGGTGCAGATGAATTTGTTCACAAACTTGGTGCGTCACCACGTGAACGTTCCGCATTGGATGGTTTCTTGAATCGTGGCTACGAGTCAGTCAAAACGAATGGCTGATATCAAACGCACCGAAGGCTATGTCCCTTCGCATGACATCAACCCGCATGACTTCACAAAAGATTTAGCGTTCGGTCATCAAGGCGAAGAAATAGTTAAACAGTTTCTTGCAGATTTAAGCGAAGGTTCATTCGAAGTTAAGTACGACAGGTTCCGTAACGGAAGAATCTTTGTAGAGTTCGAACAGAACCCACGAAACGCAGGCTGGAAGCCATCTGGTATAGCAGTAACGACAGCAAAATGGTGGGTATACATGTTTGCACCCAACGCTTTCTGTATAATAGAACTCGGCAGATTAAAAAGATATTTGAGAGCAAACAAAAATAAACTCCAAATCAAAATCGCCGCACCCAACTCCGACAATCCAGCGAAAGGATTTCTCATATACCCAACAGAGGTAAACGAGTTGATGACCACATCCACATACGATTAGAGGATTAATGTTTAAACATATACTTGCCACCATGACAGGGTTACTGTTAGTTGGAGGGACTGTCTCAACAGCGAAAGCCCCACCACCCCGACCAATACAAGCAATGCAGGCAGTCAGTTACCAAGCAAGGGAAACAATACCTAAACCACCGATACCAGCAGACGCCCGACATCCAGAATGGTGGGCTTTGGCACGAGAAATCGGATGGGCGGAAGACCAGATGATGACCCTCGACTATGTGATACATCGTGAGTCACGAGGACAAACCAAAGCGTTCAACCCGTCTGACCCTAACGGTGGTAGCCGTTGCCTAATCCAAATCAACGGGTCATGGACACGATGGCTACGCGACCAAGGTGTCCTAACCAAAGCAGATGACCTGTACAACCCTCGTACGTGTCTTACGGCAGGGCTAACCATCTACCAGTACGGTATAGACCGTTACGGTTTTGGCTGGTCACCGTGGGCTATCAAACGCCCCTGATATAGTGACTGTATGAAGGGAAGTAAACAAACCCGATGGTTTTGTGACCGTTGCGATATGACCTTAACCACCTATGTACGCCTGTCCGAACCGCCGTTGCATCTGTGCGACAACAAAGTCTCTAACAAAAGAGAACCAATAATCCAACCAATGAAAGAGGTATCCAAATGAATAACATAACAATCGTAGGGAACGCAGGTAAACCTGTCGAACTAAAATTCTCGCAAAGCGGAATGGCTGTCGGCACATTCACAGTCGCAACAACAAGCGGAAAAGACGACAAGAAAGTTACCGTCTGGCACAACGTCACCGTCTTCGGACAGATGGCAGAGTACGCTGCAGCATCCATAGAAAAAGGTAGCCGAGTAATTGTCGCAGGCAAACTAGACATCTCCACCTACGAGAAAGACGGGCAGAAGAAAACATCCAGCAAAATTCTTGCCGACGAAATCGGACTAACCTGCCGATTCAACCCAGTCATGGCAGACAAAACAGTACAAGTTGTAGCAAAAGCACAAAACGATTTCGGCAAGATTGGATTCCTACAAGAAGAAGAAGCATTCTAATGGACATAATGGAATTAGATTTCGAACAATGGAAAGAAATCGGTATGCGTAGCGGATGGGTGTCACCACCTGTCTGCTACACACACGACGGGCTACCAACCTCGATAACAGAAGACGCAGAATTTGAAGACGGCTCAGACCCATGCCTTCACATCATGCGCTGTTACGAAAGCGAAGCACACAAAGAAGCAATAGAACTCAACTACTCGCCAGCAATCTGGAGAGACCCCAACCATGATTGAAAACTGCAACGGCTCAGAAATACTATTAGAAGCACACTCACTCATCACAGGTGCAAGACAGGCACAGTACGCCCACCCATTAGATGACTACACACAGGCACGCGACATCTTCGAAGGCATGACAGGTGTGTCACTCACAGTAGAACAAGCCATCATGTTCATGGTCGCAGTTAAACTGTCACGTCTTAGGACAGCAATCGCAGACGGCGGATGGCATCACGACAGCATCGTAGACACAGCAGGCTACATAGGTTGCCTATCCATGGTGCGTCACGCCAAGAACCAGATATGAAAGCATCACTCTGTTCATGTTTGCGTGACCGATTGTTGCCAGTTAAACCTGTTTGTGGAGAAAAGTTAGATGACTCAGAAGAAGACTGACGAGATGGTGAACGGGTTGCTAGATGAGATAGCACGGTTGAATGCGTTGATAGAACAACTCAAAGGTGAAATACATACAGCAAATTTGGAAAGATACAAACATGATTGAGTTTAACCAATTGAATTGGTTTAACAAAGCGTTATGTCGAGGAATGAGAACCAATATCTTCTTCCCAGATACAGCCGTCGGTGTGTCCGTCGCTGGTATCTATGACCAAGCGGTAAAGATTTGTGAGCGTTGCCCTGTTGCAGAGAAATGTTTGGCTTACGCTATGGAATGCGAAACGAATGATGTCAGAAGGTACGGTGTGTGGGGTGGCAAGACCCCAAGAGAACGCGAGTACCGTCGTCATGGTGGGACAGGCGGTAAGTTAAAT